TCCACCGGGGCCCACTGCTCGGCGCGATGCATCCACTGGGGTGTGCGCTTGAATGGCGAATACATTGATCCGGTCCTGCTCATTCGCGATATGCGACCGTCAATCCTGTTGCCGCTGCACCCATAGGAAGCAGTGTTCCTGCTGTTTTCCTTGACGAGCGCCGTACGATGGAAGGAATCTGGGCAGAGGCGAGGAGGAGTCGGGCGGGCCATGAAAAAAGCGCTGATCCTCACCGGGTGCGCCATCGCCTTGCTCCTTGGCGTTATCTACGGCTTGAGGCAAGACGGGGACAAACCTGGTTTCGGAATGATTGCCTGGATTCTTTTTACCCTGGCGCTGGTAGCCGGCTTCACCCGCAGGCTCATCGTTGCACGCCGCGCTGGAAAACTTCGCGAAGGCTTCGAACCGCTGCGCGATGCCAGCACGACTTTTGAGAATATGGCTATGGGCAGAGCCCCAGAGGCCCGCCCTGATTTTTCCCCACACCAGGGCCAGCGCCTTCCCAAAGATCACGGGGACTGAAATGCAAATCGCCCGACAACTCGTTGACACGAATTATCGGGCGACTTTCATCGGTAGGGAGTATGGGACTTGAACCCATGACCAAGGGATTATGAGTTGGGTGGCGCGGCTTTCGGGGATATCCGAGGGTACCCAATCCCCTGCAATTCCGCGGTTTATTCTCATTGACGAGCACCGATTTTCCGAGGCGTTCCGTGAAAACTATGGTCAAAACTATGGTCAGATCTACAGGTTTCGCTCGACCATGTAGCTCAATACTTGCGCACCTTCGGGCACTAGCTCAAGGCCTTGGTCTCTGGCTTCCTCGTAAGCTTCGCCAATAAATGAAACTGAGCCGAGCTGGCCGTCTTGCAGGTAGTTCACTTTTACTTCCACAAGCCGAATTCTGATCGTCCGTCAGCTATGGTCGGAACTCTATGGTCTTGTCCCTGTCCGCGTGCCATTGCATATCATCGTCAGTGTGTGCCCACCGTGCGTCGACTCGGCGTACCTGCGTGGCCGAATCCTTGTGAACCCAACGCAGTTCTGGTTCACCGTCGAAGGTGCCGGCCGCGGTTCGAGGCGGGTACTCGATCTGGATATGGTCGCCAGCCCACGCCTTGATTCTTGCATGTAGTGGTGCTTCTCCCCGCGACTCGACTACAACGTATGGGTAGCGGCCTGCAGGGTATTCATGGACATGCTCTTGAGGTGGAACGCTCATGGATACGATTGTCTCTTAACGCAGAATTCCGCCCCACTCGAAATGAGTGGGGCGGCCGGTTAGCTCACTATCACTGATGAGAATCCTAAGTTTCCTCAGGGAGTAGCCTTTTCATCTCGCTTTTAACTTCTTCAGCCGTTGCGGTGGACACGCCCTTGATTGCGAAGGCAGCCACGAAGATGACCACGGAAGTCACCGCCGACGCGATTACGATTGCAACCAACGTTGGCATCACCCACGCGAATGCAACGGCGTCTTCATCACTAAAACTATTAGAAACCGGAGCCCACGCAATCGCAGCCAATAGCGTAGAAAAAAATATACCTATCAGGGCCCAACCAGCGGAACCCCAGTCTTTACTTTTATCCGACATGGTTTCCACACGGCCGATGATTCGGGTCCAATCGTCAAAGCGAACTGTAAAAATTCTGTCCTTCTTTGGGAGAATCACCTCCGGCTCAGGTATGGTCAACGGGCTCTTCGTGGAGCCTGCCGAATGAGATCGAGTGTCAAATTTGATTGATGACGCCGAACTTCCCTCCGCAGCTATTTTGGAAAGTAGTTCCTTCGCGCTAATTATCTTGTAGCTACCATTCTGTGCCTTTGGAGGTTCTTGTTTCGGATTTTCATCCATTCCAGAAGTCCCGATCCTCTAGCGAAGTCAGCGCCCCCAAAGCGTGTGTGTTAATTGCCCCGCATGCATTGCAAACAACGAATACAACAGGGATACGATCCCCGGAACCGATAACCACGTTCGTAGTTAGACGTTGGAGATCTAAATAGCTAAACCCAGGTTGAAGGGTAAAGTCGTTCTGTGCGCAACGTTGGCAGGGCAAAAGTGCGCCTTTATTGCGAAGGCTCGCGAGCAACTTCTCGCCTTGCTTCTCTGACATATGCTTGGGGCCGCTGGCCGTTTCTGATGCCCTGTTTTCTTCCATAACCAAATTATGACCCAAAAATCCGTCGTTCCCTCGCAAGGTGAGTCGTCGCCAGCGGTATAACAACTAACTCTTGAACCCACCATGCGAGGGGGACGGATTGCTTCTATTCGGCTTCGTGCTTACCCGGCTGGTCTTTCGAATAGGAATCCGGGGTCTTCGCATAACCCAACAACCAGCCGAGCTTGGGGCTGATGTAAGTTTCGAAGAGTCGCACAGCCACGTAGTAGATCACTGTCAGCAAGGTAGTGAGCAGCGCGGCGAGCTGCCCCGCGAACTCATGATCAAGAGTGATGTTCGCGCTCGCGAGCCAGCCGAGCACGGCGCCAACCACAATCGGCACCACAGTACGGACGATGGAAGCCCAGAGGGCCAAGAAGGTTTCAGACACGGTCGTCTCCTAGTCGTCGTTGTTGTCGTTGAGCCACCGCTGGATGGCCTCATAGGTCATTCCGGCTGGGTCGCCGTCGAGGATGCCCTTGTAGAATCCTCGGTCTGCGAGGTAGCGCTGGAACTCGTACCAGAACCACTTACCTGCCTTGCCGTCCACCTTCAGTGGCGTGCCCTTGGCAACGCCCCACTTCGCGACAGGGGTCTTGGTGTAGTAGGGCTTGCCGTTCGGGTCGCGTACGTCCTGCAACCAGTTCTGAAGGTCGGTGTAGCCGAGCTTGCCGATCTTGCCGTCCCACTGCTTATTGGCCTTGTATCCGAGCTGATACATGAGGATCTGGATCGCGCCCTGTTCCCAGGACTTGAAGTTGCCGTTGATCTTCAGCTCGGCATAGTCGGTCGGGAAGTTGGTGCTACCGTTCGGAACGTTGGTTGGCGACTGGTCCTTGACCTTCTTCACCTTCGCGTCCTCAGGCTTGCCTACAGGCTTCACAGCACGCTTGGCCAAACCCCACGATCCTGACTTGGCCGCGGCGGTGGTGTGCTTGATCGACACGTGAACATGCTTCGTGTGTGCGTTCGCGCCTTCGTATTTGCGCCAGCGGGTGCCACCCCAGATGCGGTGGTTGTAGATGCAGTAGCTAGTGCGGCTGTCGTAGATGACAGCGTTCAGGAAATCCTCAACGCTGATGCCGTCCTTGTCCACGTCGATGGCGCGGACGATACCGCCGGAGTTCCAATCCGGGTTGTGGTCGGATACTCGGGCACTGTGCGAGGTGTCGCCGATCCAACCGTCGGAAGCTTTGTCACGGTTGGGCCAGCGTTCATTGGTTTCGCTGCGGAGATCCACAAGCGAAGGGGCAAGAGAATAGCTCATTGCCAGATCCTTTCGGGTATAGAAAAACCCAGACACGGATTGTGCCTGGGCGGAAAAGAAAGACCATGAGAATAGGTCATATTGGATTCGGACAGCTAACTATCTAATAAAGTCGACTCATGATGAAGTTATTGAATGTTGGTGGGGCCGAGTCGAAAGTTTCATGGGCGAAAGAGGTTTTGAAACGCTCGATGCGAAGCTTTGACGTGTGGGCCGCTAATGACCTCGTAATGACAGCTCTCGTGGATCCTCAAATAATTTCTCAAAAATGGCTACTGCATGTGAAGTCGTCACCTCCAAATGAGGTAATCCTTGGGTTCGGTGATGTTTTTTCAAATCTCCGATCGGCCTTGGATTACATAGCATGGGAACTGTACTCAATAAGTGGCGGGCCAGCCGATCACTCTGATGCCAGACGAATTTACTTCCCAATCGCAAGTGACCCTGTTGATTTCAATAGACAACGAAAAAGTAAACTCAAAGGAGTCTGGAGCGAAGCTCTCGATTTAGCCAGATCAATGCAGGACTACGAGTTAGAAGTTTCACGAGGATGTTCATTGCAGAATCTCGAAGCACTGTGTAATTCTCAGAAACACCGAAGTCTTAACATTATTTCGGTAGCACCCGACTTCGAAGCCACTTACCGTGGAGGACACTGGACTATCGGCGAAGGGGAACGTCTTATTGTTGATGTCCCGCGTATTGGTTACGGACCGATTAATTATGGCAGGACTTATACGATTTGCAGTTTTTGGATCGAAGAAGAAAGCGAAGAAGGTCGCGAAAAACCTCTACCTCGGAATCCTGAGTTGAACTACCCCCTAATTGATCCTCCAATACGAAAATTAGCAGTTACAGACGGCAAAAATTGGATTCTCGTAGAGGATATCTTTGATCTTGTTAATCGGGTAAGCATGACAGTTTCGGAATTTTCGAAACTGCCCGCCCCACCAGTTAAGAAGTGATCACAGCTTCGACTTCCATACGGCTGACTCCGAGAGCGGCTAAGGCAGCATAAAACTCTTCATCCCATCCGTTGCGCCCCTCGCCCCTTCCTGGAACATGAACGAGAGTCGATTCATAGTTAGCCCACATCTCCAGAATTGCGTCTTCCCTTTTCATAGACTTTCACTCCTCGGGTGCGTACTTCGATTTCAGCTTGCCAACATCCTCGACAAGCTTTTCCTGGGCCTTGTCGGATTCCTTGGCGATAACGATATGCTCATCGAGTTTGTCCGTAGTTTCGGCCAGCTTGTAAGCCATCTCGTTACTGCGCTCCTCGATACGTTTCACGGCATCTTTAATGGACCCGCCATGGTTCGGCGTGACTTCGTGGTGAATTCGCTTGGTGAACGTTTCAAGCTCGGCGAAACCTGACTCGATGCCCCCGATCTTCGAAGTCGAATTCTCCACGGAGATGAGTCTGGCCAGCACGCCAGGAGCAGCTACTTGAATTACCGCACCGGACTTATCCCGCACTTCTTCGACCCCGCTCCATGTATCCAGCAGACGGAAGAACTGCTGGATACGCTTACCCGCAGCTCGCACAGGCTTCCACAGAAGCCCACCTATCAGGATCAGGGCGCAGGTCCAGAACATCCACCCGTTGGGGCCGCCGAGAAATTCAGGTATTGGAGGCATGAACAATTCCTAGTAGACGTCGATTTCCATGTTGTCGATTGCGAATCCCAACGTTCCTGCAGCCAGCGCGATGCCCGCATACCCCACGGATGGGAGCGTGCCAATCAGGACCTGGCTCACCACTGCATCGTTAACCGTTGCAACCAACAGCCCGCCCACCCAGCGAATCCCTAAACGCTGGCCAGCAGCAACGCTGAAGCTAGAACCCAGATAGCTCAGGGCACCACCTTCGCGCTTCATCAGCCGGGCTGTCGTCCCCATGACCTCCAAACGGTACGAATCCGGGGCACCACCGCCATTGATATCGCGGAAAAGATCCAAATACACAGCCGATGCCGTGGGCAAAGTCCTAAAAATCCAGGACATATTCGCTCCCGCACCAAGGATCGGCAGCCCAATGAAACTGGTTCCTGTCGCTGAGCCGCGAACGACGCTGCCGCCAGAGACAGCCAGGCCGTTCGGTGTGCCCTGCCAGGTTCCTATGGACCCTCCAGCGACCTCGCCCGTTTGGGTGCCGACGAGATTCGAGGTATCCCCGGCACCGAATACTGCACGATAGAGTGCGCGCCCTGGGGCGAACGGCGCTCCAAGAGGCGCGCTGGCCATGGGCTGGTTTGAGCGGACGACGATTGACATGTTGGAACTCCTTAGTACCAGTGAAGAACGTTCGAGATGTGCGCCTTGATGGCATTCGCGATTGCCGTGTTTCCGGCAGTGTTGAAATGCCCGGCGTCCTGAGAAACAGAGTCGGGCTTGATGCCGTCTGCCTGCTGGGCCAAGTCGGTTGAGGTGGGCGTGATACCGGTGTCAACCCACAACTGGGGCGAGGACACGTAGGATCGAACATCAAAATACAGATCGCCGTAGCGTGACGCATAGGCAGAATTCGTGGCGAGCACGTTGTTGTACTGAGTCGACCCGACCGTCTGGTCACTGTCGACGAAGTGGCCAATGACCAGGCAGCGCTTAACCAGCGGCGAGAGGTAATCAAAGGACGTGTTGGTTTGCTCAATGACGAGCGTGTGAGCTCCCACTGATCCCATGTTGTTCTTGCCATTCCACAGCATGGTCACGTGGTTGCGGGCAGCGTTGCCGACCTCGGAAACAAAAGGCGTTCCTGCCGGAACTGCCGTAGCTGAACCTACTGTGGTGCGGGTAAACGTGATTTCGGTGGTGGTTGAGGACAAAGTCCCGTGAACCCCATTGAGCGTCCCCGTGAACGGCTTGAGCGCCGCGTTAGTGGGAATGCTGGTCGACGTCACCACCACGGAACCCGAAGCCGGAATACTCCCGCCAGGCACAGTGATCAGTGCCGGTATGGATCCCATGCGTGCGCTGATCTGCTGGGAGTTCTCCGCGCTCTTGCCCTCCCCGTGGAAGGTTGCACCGGTATCGCTGAATACTGCGGCAAGAAAGTCGCCAATGAACTGCATCGAGGACGAACCCCACCCCGTGATGTTCCTCAAATCCGGGAAGCAAGGAACCAGATCACCATTCGAATTCACGTACCGGTCCCCGGTCGTGAGAGCCCCGCCAGATCCCGAACCAATGCGGTCAGCGATCCGAGGAGCCCACCGATCCATAACCCAATCAGGGACCTGGCCATCGCTTTGACGCACAGTCAAGTCAGTGTATCGATAGGCTGAATCCACCACAGCGGCAATGTACGTAGGATCCGTGATTGAAAGAATCCCCAGGCGTTCCATCAGATGGAACATTGCCCAATCCGTTGGCCCTCCATCAGAGTCGCGAGCGGCAAGCCACGTTTCGCGCCCGTTAGCGTCCGGGTGAGAATGCAGGGTTCCTCGGCCACCGTTCCAAGACGCCCGGATATCTTTGCCGTCCAGGGCGTCAAAGTTGGCTTTCATGAAGTCCCAGCCCGCTTGGTTCAGCGGATCGCCTGGATCTCCTTTGAGTCCTCGCGGGCCTCGGACGTTGGCGATTGTTACCCATGCCATGGGGTTACCTCCATACTCGGACGTCGCCGATAGTAGTTCCGGATATCCCTGACGACTCCCGATCCGGGTCGTCCGGGTCAACGATCAGCCAAGTGAACCGGCTGGACGGCGGGGCAACATCGGCACTCACCCACCAGATATTCGGGTTAACACTCCCGCCGCCACCATTGCTGGACCCGAACTCGATCATGTCGCTAATCAGCCCGGCACCGGTGACCCGGATCTGCCAGTCAGGGAAATCAATAAGTGCTGCGCCTTCGACGGTGGAGAGCCACCTGATCTGCATCCGGTAGAACATGTCATCGAGGAACGTGGACGTGGTGGCAAGGTCTGCCTCCCACGACCCGTCAGCAGCCATGTTTGCCCTTACTGGTTCTGTCGGGGCGACCATTCCTGGTTCCCCGGCAATACGGACACCAGGACTGTTCGGCGTGAAGATGATTTCTCCTTCACGCCCGTCCAAGTCGTGGCCGAGTATGTCTTTCAGGCTGCCCGTTACGAGTGCCATCGAACCTCCTGAGATATAAGAAAACCCACCGTCTATGCGGTGGGTTGAGTTGCGAGTTTGAGTTGTGCTGTGAGGATCGCGTTTTGGTGATTCGCAGCCGATAGCGCTTGCCGATACTGTTCGATAATCAGACCTTGGACTTGGTAGGCCCGACTCAGCAACGCGTGCTCTTTTTCAACACTTTCAAGCCGTTGCTCGATTGTTACCTCTGGTTCCGGATCTGGATCTGCCATTCATCGGCTCCTTAGATTAATCTTGTGGACATGCGCCCTAAACTTTTTGCTTTGCTCTCCGTAACGACTCTTGCTCTTGCCAGTTGCGGCGCCAGCGAACCGACCGAGACCGTAGCGGTCACCCCCTCGGCGAGCGCAGCAGGTGCAGAACTTCGACCAACGGGCATCGAGGACATCACACTCGATATGGACCCGGTGCTGAAGGAAGAGACCGCTTTCGTTTTTGTGGCTCAGAAGCTGGCTTCTCTATATGGTGCTCAAGAACCTGACCCTGAGGAATTGATCGATTCTCTTCATGCTTTTTGCGATTCCGGAGAGCCGATGGCTGTCATTAGTGATGACATGGTGAATGAATCGCTTGAGCAGACTGCAACAAACTCAACTTGCGAAAAGGTTCAGAAATAGCTAGGCGATCCGCCTAACATTTCCATTTGCGTCGATTCCCAGCGGAATAAGGTCCGCGGCTGGTGCTGATGGCGCAGACGAAATGCGCAAAGACCCCAGAAGATCGGCCAACCCACCACCGAGGCTCAACACTGTGGTGCCGTTTACTATCGTTGATGAATTGCTATCGAGCAGGATCGACGCACCGAGGGTATCTAACCCGATCTGGTTCGTGCCGTTGCTGACCATTCGGCCACCGGGTGCTTGAATCGGGAAGTTCGACGCGGGGTCAATTACGAAGTCGCCGAACTCTGCCCGCCCGGCGGTGTCGATAACCGTATCTCCGGTGGTGATCTTCCCATCAGCATCAATCGTCATCAACCCAAATTTCGCCGAACCATCAGGGTTCAATTCGAACTGACCAGAAGTCAGCTTCCCCGTCGAGTCAATATGCAGGTCCCCAAAGTCGGCGCTTCCATCTGGACTGATCTCCACGGTGCCGGACTTGAACAGTCCGCCCGTAGTGATTTCGAAGTTACCGGCCACAGTCGTGTCACCAGTAATGCCGAGCGTCCCGCTGATTGTTGTTGGCCCTGTGAGATCGTTCGTTCCTGACAAGTTGTTGTCGCCGGAAGCGTTGAACGTTCCCGTAACATCCAGGACTCCGGAAATCGTAGCGGTACCGATGACTTCCAGACCGCCGTTGAGGATGCGGATCCAGCCACCGTCATAGACTTCCAGACCCTCACGGCCGATAGCCGAGTGGGCCAGCATCGACTGGCGTTCCAGGCGATACAAGCGGCGAAGAATATCCTTCAAGTTTCCGTCGTTCTGATTACGTTGACGGCTCATAGATCAGCCTCCGGCCCCAGCATGTCTTGCGTGGTGATGTTGATCAGTTCGTCGGTAAGATTCCCTGACATTGCGATGACTTCCCATTCATGCCAACCGCTCGTGAGCCACACATCGTTATCGGCTTTCCAACGGACAGAACCGCCCAAATCCAATTCATTGAGCCGCGGAGACCCATCAGCGCGGACAGTCATGTCGATCTGACGAATAGCTGCAGCCCGGCCCAGACGGTTGCCCGTAGTTATGGACTGCAGCTTCGTGAGGTTCTTGATACCGGAGAATTTCTCCGAGTCCTCCATCGCCAGATAGTTCGATTCGTTATGGTCTGACTGGCGAACCAGAGTGCGGCGTTCAGAACCTTCGCCAGCGCCGTAGACCTTGATGCAAAGCTCAGCGCCAGTCAGCAGGTACTGTAGGTTCTCAACGGAAGGTTGATCAGCGTCCAGGTCGTAATCCCACACCTTGGTCTTGTTCGCGTTGACTTCCAAAGCCCACGCCAGAGATCCGTAGCTCGTCCAATAAGGGCGGAAATCAATGTCCGGGCCGCCATCATCTTCGATGTAATCGTTGATCAGGTCAGAGGCCTTCTCGAAGTTATAGCCGTAGACAGTCAGTTCTTCGGCACCAGCTTCGTCAGCAGGTAAGAGGAACGGCATGTCGTACATCAGTGGAGATCCAAAGCTCGTAATACAGTTTTGAATGATCCGTTTGATCATCGTGGCCTGAGACAGCCCAGACCAGGTTACCTTCGAGCCAGCAATATCGTTGGTTCGATCAGTGGTGACGATGCGGTGTTCGAAGATCGACCATACATCCTTGTGGCTGATGGTGATCTGCTTCGAGGCCCAGTCGTACGAATCAGAAACAATCACGCCTGCATAAACCACATGCCAAGTTTCGCTGTCCGGGTGCCGCCACTCGTAAACCAACCAAGACTGCCACGGCCAAATCGGCAGACGTTGAGTGCCTTGGAACTTTGGGTGCCTCGCATCCAACACCAACTGACCGTTCGCGCCACCGTTACGTTTGCGCTCCCACGAACCAGAAACAAAGGGTAGCTCCATGCGTACCTTCCATGTAGGAGGTACGCCTTGCGTCTCAACACGGCCGTCTACAACGAGCACACGATAAGGCAAGGTGACCTCCTAAATGTAAGTGTCATTGAAGCGAACCGTGGCGGTTCCAGACCCTGAAGCGGCAACCGAATAGAACGACTGACGGGAACCATGCTTCACCGTGAAATACTCAGCAATGCCGATGGACCCATAAACACGCGAACCGTTCTCCCGGAGGATTCCAGTACGCATATCAATCGTGTGAGTAGAACCCGATGCAAGACCTTTAGTCACTTCGACCAGCTGCCCACCCAATGTCAGCTCGTACCCTTCCGGCAATGAACCAGTCACCGTCACTACAGGCCACGCAGGAACCGTGCCGCGGTGGAACACGTCAACCGGAGAACCCACCGCAGCACTGAACGAACGAGACTCGCCGTATTTGAATGGGTCCACCGCTTCCAACGGGATCTGAAACTCCATTCGAGTCTCTGTTGGAAAACTGACCGAAACTTTGCCACGAGGATCAACCATTGCCCACTGGGTAGGTCCATGGCCGCGCACTACGAGTTTCTTATCGCCACGGCCTGGCAGAGCAGAAACGCGATTACCCGCTTCATGCAAGTAATCGTGATCTTTAGAAGTCACTCGACCTTCGAAAGTCATTAGTCGGGACTCAAAGTACACCGGGGACCAGACGTTCCCGTCTCCATTCACCACGGAGACAGTGTCTCGCTTCGGTTCTGGACTATCGAACCAACCTTCAAACTCGCCCAGGCGTTTCCAGATTCCCTCTCTCGCTGGCCCCGTTAGTGGGAAACCATCCAGAGTTACTAGTTCATCTGCCAATGCGCATCCCTCCTGCTGCAAGCTTGGCGCTTAGTTGTTCTGTTACGGCACGAGCTACTCGACGTTCATCAGTAGCCCCATGGATCTCGATGCTGATCGGTGGCAAATCAGAGCCGCCACCGGACGGAACCGTGATCACCGAGGACTGCATGACAGAAGCCGTAGACACACCTGCAGGTGCGCCACCGATTTCGCCGCCCGTAGCGTGGCCACGAATGCCACCAGCGCGCAGAGCCGAGCGGAACTGATAGACAGCATCGTGACCACCCATCAGCTCGACTTCGTTCGCGGTGAGCATGTGCTCGCCATTTGAAGCCATGATCGGGATGCTGTCCGACGTACCCGAACCAGGACCGAAGATCGAACCACCAGAGGCACGCTTGCCAAATACAGACGACGGAAGTGACGACTGAAGCTGCTTTTGCAACGGATTCTGCGCCCGGTATGGGGTGCCGTGAGTCTCGAAAGTCTGCACGATCTTCACATCATGTCGCTCGGGAATGCTCTCGATCGACTTCTTCGTGTCCTCGGCGGTCTTCTTGGCCGCCTCGGACATCCACGAATCAACCTTGACGTCATCCGGAATTCCCATCACGTCGCGCGCCATCTGGTCGGCCTTACCACCCGTGATACCGAACTGTTCTGCAGCAACGATCAGGGAGTCATAGGTCGAAGACATCGCCGCCTGCAGATCTGCCTCGCTCGCCCCACCCGCGGCGAGCGCTTCAACGTAGGCTTGACCGCTGGCTGCGAGCCCATCGTAGGCTTCCTGGTTGGCTCGGCCTTTCTCGGTGTTGATGTCGAGGGTGGTGCCGTTTTCCTCGATCGATGCGCTAATCTCATCGATGGATGCCTTGTAGTCTCGGAGGGCCGCGCGTTCGTCTCGTGTGATGACACCGGCTTCGAAGAGTATGTCGAGGAATTCTTGCATGTCCTCGACGACACCTTCTGCCGAGACTCCGACCTCGTCAAGAGCTTCCACGGTTGATCCAGCACCGTCGACGGCGTCGATGGAAGCTGGCTTGATCCCGGAGATGGCCCAGTTGACGAGTTCCTGCTCGCTCACGGTGACACCTGCAGCGGTGGCGACGTCGCGTAGCGAGTCGATGTATCCAGGCATGCTGTCGGCTGCGTCGTAGGCGCTCTTCCCTGTGGCTTTGAACTGCTCGACCACCAGAGAGAAGGTGTCAGCTGCTCCTTGGCCGTTTCCGGCTTTAACTGCTTCTCCGAGTGCGTCTCCGAGGTCGTAGAGCTTGCCTTCAACCTGCGTGATTTCATCCGGCGTTGATCCCAGGAACGAAGTCAGCGGGTTGAAGAAGTTCTTGACCTTTTGGCCGGCGCTTGGATCGGCGAGCGTGCCAATTGCCTTGGAGAGGCTGTTGACGGCTTCTGCGTCGTTCTCTGCTCCCTTGGTCAGGTCCCATTTCTTGAAAACACCGTCGAGGTCAGATGCTTGTGCAGATTCACCGGCGTTCGCTACGTCGTTGATCGCTGAGGCGAACTCGGAAGCCGAGGTGATCTGCTTCTCGCTGGTGAACTCCCCCGCGACCTGGATTGCGGCGACGGCCGTTGCTGCGAGCCCTGCTGCCTTGGCGACCTTTCCCAGGACTCCTGGCGTCTTGCTGGTCGAAGAGTTCAGATCCTTGAACGCCTCCACGCCATCCTTGATCTTGGGGATCGCGGTGAGCAAGGCACCACCGGCGAGCGCGGTTCCTCCGACGATGCCGGTGAGTATGCCTGCGATGGAGAGGATTGGTTCTGGGATGGTTCCGACGAAGTCGACGAAGTCTTCGGTGGTTTGGACGAAGGTGCGTAGTACGTCGTTGGCTCCGGATCCTGATTTGAGGAAGACTGTGTCGAAGGCTCCGCCGAGTTTTTCGAGGTCGCCTGAGAGGTTGTCTTGCATGGCGGCTGCGGTTTCGGCGGCGTAGCCTGCGTCGTTGACGGCTTGTTCCCACTGCTGGATGCCGTCTGCGCCTTCTGCGTAGAGGATGTTGGCGGCGCGGACTGCGTCTGATCCGAAGATCGTTTCGAGTGTGGCGTTGCGCTGCTCGTCGGTCATGCCCTTGAGTGCGCCTTGGAGGATTCCGGCGTATTCGGACATTCCGACGAATGAGCCGTTGGCGTCGTAGGCGCTGATTCCCAGGTCTTCCATGAGCTTGGCGGCTTCTTTGGAATTTGGGGTCAAGGCTTGGAGCATGGTTTTGAAGCTGGTGCCCGCGTCGGAGCCGGTGAGACCGGCGGAGGCGAAGGCCGTGAGCGCTCCAGTGGTTTCTTCGATGGTCAGTCCCACGCCGTTGGCGACGAGGCCGGATTGGTTGAGGGCTTCGCCGAGGTCTTCGACTCCACCCTGGGCTTTGCCTGCGCCTGCTGCGAGCAGGTCGGCGATGTGGGGTACTTCTTCTCCGGAGAGCTTGAACTGCGTCATTGCGGACGCAGCGATCTCGGCAGCTTTGGCCACTTCGATGTTGTCTGATGCGGCGAGGGATAGCGCGCCGGAAAGTCCGCCGTTGATGATGGACTGGGTGTCTACGCCTGCCTTGGCGAGTTCCTTGATGCCACCAGCTGCTTCAGAGGCGCTGAAGGCCGTGTCTGCGCCTGCCTCGACGGCCGAGTCGCGCAGCAGATCCATGTTGCCGGCAGTCTCGTGGGTGGCTGCCTGGACTTCTGACATGGATTTGTCGAAGTTGGCATAGGTGCCGAGCATCTTGCCGAAGGCGAGGGAGATGGCGCCGCCGGCGACCGTGACGGCAGGTGCGAGGGTTTGGTATGCCTCGGCCTGCTTGGCCACGGCCGCTTGGGTGGCGGCAGCTGCTTCTTGTGCTTCGACGTTAGCCAGGTACACCGCGTCGGAGAACGCATCGACACCGTGAGCTGCCGCTTGAGAGGAAGAGACGATCTTCCCGTTGGAGTTCACCAGCTGGCCGTTGGCGTTGTAGAGCAGTCCGGCGTTCTTGGCTGCGCGCTGGTCTGCTTCAGCAACGAGCTTGATCTTCTTCGCGGCTTCTTCGGAGAAGCGCGAGTTGTCCTGGGTCGCCTTATTGGCGTTCTGGGTGGACTGGGTGAGATCGTCGACGGACTTCTTCGCGTCCTTGAACCCGTTGATGAAGTTTGACACGACAGCTTCGAGCCGTGCGGCTACTCTACGTTCGGCCATGTGCCCTCCTTCGGGTTATCTCGGCAGCTCGCGGATTGGCTTATCCGCCGGCCGGTCGTAGGTGGTGTAGATTCGTTCGCCCGGATCCGGCTTGTACGCTTCCTTGCCGATCCCCTGGGTCGAGCGTTCCCGCGCAGCACAGGACTGGCAGACCTTCTTGTGTGCCGTGTACCAGCCGTCGTTGTCCGGGTGGTGTGCCAGCTCGGTGGGCTGACCGCAGGAACACAGGCCGTCCTCGTAGAGGGTTAGGACGAGCGAAAGAATGTAGTCCTTGTCGGTCCAGTCGCCACGCTTGTTGGAGAACCAATGCATGGGTGGCTTCTGGGCCGCGCGTGCTGTCCGGAGGACGTTGACTAGTGGCCGGAGTCGTGGCTGGTACCAGAGGCATCGGGCAAAAAATCTGCGTCCGGGGCTGGTGCTTCGGACTGCACCTGCTGACGCTTGACCAGGAGCTTGGAGAGCTGGGCGGCGCCGATCTTTGCTTCGAGCGTGGCCACCAGCGGCAAAGTCAATTTGATGTCCCGCTTTTCCAAGGTTGGTGATTCCAAAGCGACGATGGACTCAGCCAGCAGCGCACGGTTCAAGTCGACGCGTTTCACGAGTCCTTCTTCGCGAGTGTCGTCGTCGGCGATCTGGTGCTCGTCGACGATTTCCTTGATGCGGGACTGTGGGAGTGCGCGCAGGTAGAACGTGACTTCAGATCGCGCGAACGCTTCCATCAGGGCTTGGCGTTCCTTGGTGAGCTTGGCCAGTAGTGGGGAACCGCCTGAGACCATCTCATTGCCGATAGCGTCAGTCTCAACGCGGATCTGACGGGCGAGGTGGTCAATCTTGGCGACCAGGTCGGCCCGCTTGTAAACGGTGGTCGAGCCTTCAGGCAGGCGCGCATCATCGATCCACGCTTCGAAGTCGAAATCGGAAGGGTTCAGTTCAGTCATGGTGGGCTCCATTTCAGGTCTGCGGGCTCTTACGGGTATGAAAAAGCCCGGCGACGCAGGAGCCCATCCGCGTCACCGGGCTAGATTGAGGAACCAGTCAGGCTATACGCCCGCAGGCACCAGCACTTCGCTGATCATGTTCTGAGGCAGGAACTCCACGCGGCGCTTGATGTTGCCATCGTTGCCCGGGCGGGTCGGCGAATCGGTCTTCACTTCGCCACCGAGGAAGATCTCGTCTCCCGCGGCCCACGGCTCGGTGGAGTCCTTATCGGTCTCACGCAGGTAGATCCACACGGTGGTGTCCTTGACCTTCACAGCCTGGTAGGCCGCGTCTAGGCCTTCAATGTCTGCACCGGAGCCCGTTGCCAACCATTCTCGGATGAAGGTCAGCGCGGTCTCGTAGTTCGAAGCACCCAATGCCTGGGAGTTGCCCTTTTGGCACGAGGTCTTTTCGTTGAAGCGATCCGATGCGGTCGGCGACCACGTCACGTCCGAATCCAAGATCATGCACGAGGGATCGATCATGGCATTCAGCTCGGTTGCGGTTGGGATTGGGTTTGCGGGCTTAGTGAGCGAAATAGCCCACTTCTTCTTGCCATCAGAAGAGAACTTCACTTGGCATCCCCCTCAGCGTTGCTTGCCGGCTTGGCTTTCGCCTTGGCGCCGGTGTCACGAATGGACGGCACTTCGACGAAGCCGAGTGCCGGATTGGTCAGGTAGTGCTCCGGAACCAGCCGGATATCCCCGCCCCCTTTGGGTCGGGCTTCCACAAAGCCAGGCTTAGCCATGGTGTTGTGTCCTTTCAGTTAGACCCGAGAGCCCATGAACGGGTATTCGTCCACGAGATATACGGGATTGACAGTTTCCACGGAGACCCGGTTATCGGGCTCCGCGGTGAGAACTTCGACTTGCCGAAGCTTCGAAAACCTCCAGCCAGGCACCAACGGACGCTGGCGATTCAATGACGCCCGAGACACCCGAGTGAGCTCGTTCAAGCCACCCAGGGACAAGGCCACTACCGTGCACCGCAAGGTGAATGCCGTCTGGTCCGGAATGTCATCACTCGACCGGTCGCCCCGCTCCCCCGAGGTCTCTTCTCCCCACCCGCCGTGCAAAACGACGTAAGGAAAATCGGAGAGTACTGGCGGGTTGGACAACTCCGCTTTGTGGATGTGCACCCGAGTGCCAGGCGGGAACAAAGCCTTGAGACCCTGGAAAACTTCAAGGCTCATAGCAAGCCCTCCAGCACTTCCAGCAGGAACTTCTCAAAGTTCGGTGCTTCCTCGGCGAGCGCTTCAGCTGGGTCGCGGACTGTGCCGCCACCGCCGTTGATTCCGCCGAAGTAGGCGATACCTGCGAGGCCGGCCGCTGCATGCCTCGATTTGTTGGGGCCGATCTCAGCGGCGATTGAGGTTTGACCGAATGCCCCGGAGCTGACTTCCTCGAAGTCGACTGATCGGGCTGCAGCTTTGAAGTGCTTGGACTTTTGGAGGTCTTGCTGCATGGCGTTCTTGACGTTTACTGCGCCTTTTCTGACTACGCCGCGGACCTTGGGGATCAGTCCTTTGGGGACAAGGCCAAGGTCTTGGGCTAGCGCACGTAGCTGCGAATCGTCAAGGCTCACGTTGACACCGCCCTCCATCGTTCCGCTGTGCGGTGAGTGCCATCAGCGAGTTCCAGAAGCTCGGCTTTTGTTCCAGGGCGAGGAAGGTCGAACCGGGACGAAGTAATTTCGATCAGATCGCCCTTCTGCGCTCCGGAGAGGATCGGCAGCTTGGCCAGCATGTTGCTGATCTGGTATTCGGTGCTGGCCATGACCAGGTCTATCGGTTGAGCTGCTTCCACTTTCAGAGAGCAACGACCTGTATAGATGGTTTCGTAGGTGACTACCTCATGCCCCAGTACGGGGTCGTAGGCGTTGCCGGTAGGCCGCTTGATGATGCACTCGGCCGTCATGGCGAAGAGCGCGTCTTCCCGGCCTTCGTTGATCATCTGTTCGTCGAATAGGTCCATCGGCGCCTACCCCCAGAGCGAGACGCTGTATGCGCCGGCCGGTTGCACGGTTGGCCGGGGCGTAATAAGTGCCAGTTCGTGTTCGTTGACGTATAGCTCGCCAGTGGACACCGAGCTGTCGAACGTTTGAGAACGAGACCAATCGTCATAGGACTTGGCGAGCTGGCGCACTGAATCAGGGTTCTTCAGCACTCTGATGATCATGGAGATCATTGCTGAAGCCACGGATTCAGCGGCGACCGCGCCCTCTGTGATCTGCGCTTCGAGATCCGGACGCGGTACAAGCATCCGGATCCACGCCTGGTTGGCCAGGCCGGGGACAATAGTTTCTTCCGCTTCGGAAAGTGGCCGCCATACGCCGGCGATGTCCTCAGGAGTTACGCTAACGGGCATGACGGCCCCTTTCTGTTGCGGAAGGTGCTATTCCTCGATCAGTTCGGCGCTGGTTTCGCCGGTGTCGATGTTGCGGGTGACCTTGAAGAGTCCCTTTGGTCCGCGCTGTTCGTACACTTCTACGCGTTCCTTTGCCTTGGCCTTGGCAGGGCTTCGACGATTAGCCGGACTCTTTGGAGCAGCCTTGGCATCTGGGGCCTTGGCTTCCGGCTTCGGGGCGGACTTTGCATTGGCTGCTTCGTCCTCGTCCTTTACCTTCTGCGCTTCGATTGCAGCCACACGGGCTTTTTCCTCGGCCGCATACAGCTCGGCTTCGGTTGGTTCCTTCTTTGGCTGAGTTGCCATGTTTGTCGCTCCTTAGGCGTTCTTGATACCGCGCAGGCGTGCAGCGGCCTTGCCGCCGAACAGTGCCAGACCGGTGTAGAACTCGATACGGGTACGGTAGGAAGGCTTCTCCTGCAGCTCGCCCAGGTCATCGACCTGCACGCCGCCGTTGGTCAGGCCGGTTACGCCACGGTCGCCTTCGTCCTGGCCGAACTTCACGGCGTAGATGGACGAGGTGTCGGTGGAAGCACCCATGGTCTCGGACTGCGGCAGGATCAGATTTCCTGCAGCGTCGTCGGCTGGATCCAGAATGGCGATGCCGTTGTACTGGAGCACGCGCTTACCGGTCAGGTCTTCACGGACAATCTCGGTGCCACCGATGCGGCGGCCGGCAGAGCGGATCTTTCCGGCGATCTGCGCGTTGGCGTAGATCGCACCGTTAGAACCGTTCAGGCCGGGCACCTGGGCGATCAGCGCATCGAGCATGTCGAAGAAGTCATGAGCAGCAGCGCCGTTGGTGCCGAGCACCGGAGCGCCATCTACGTCGGCGTCCAGCACCTGGGCGCCGATCAGGCGCTTCTTCAGGCCGTCGAAGCCCAGAGGCTCGGTCTCGACGTCACCGTTGAAGAACGAGTTCTGGAACTTGTACGAAGCGGCCTTGACCTTCATTGCGGTCTGCACCGCGCGCTGGTCGTTCAGATCGCTTCGGGTCTTCTGGATGAAGCGGTCAACGTCAGCGTCGCCGCCGAGGATGACCAGCTTCTCAGTCGACTGGTTCACGGTACCGGTGGACTCCGAGTAGGCTCCGTTGACGGCGCGGAACTCAACGCCTGGCAGGGTGCCTTCAGCGTTGTACGCGTAGGCGTTGCCTTCAATGTTCATGAAGGGAATGCGGTCCAGGATCGAAGATTCCTGAACGAAGGTCTCGATGACGCCTCGCTGCAGGTGAGTTGTCGACAGCTTAGCTGCCTCGGGCAGAGTGAGAGCCATGGTGGCTTCTCCTTTCAGAGTTGCGTTTCACCGCGGCCCATCGGCCGAGGTGTCTTACTTTTTGGGTGACTGCGAGTAGCCCAAGCGCATGCGGGCCATCCCCGGGGCTACTTCTTCCGTGCTGGAGCCAATGTGTCCGGCGCCCGGGACAACACCGTTGCCCGAGGACGTTCCCCACTTCTGGATCCATGCGTCAGCGTCTGCTTCGAGCTCTTCCTTCGAAGTGCCACGCAAACGCTCGGCTGCTTCCAGATCCAATCCCTTGGCGGCGGCTACCTGGTACTGCAGAACCGCGAGTTGGGTTTTGGCCAGCTCCGATTCAGTGGTGCTCTTGCCGTTGCGAAGATCTTCAAGCTCCTGCTCGCGCTTTTGCTCATCGGTCTTCCCGGCGTCTTCGAAACCCTTGATCTTCGAATCCCGCTCAGCCAATTGGGCCTTGAGCTGCTTCACGGTTTCCCGTTCTGCTTCCAAGGCCTTGATGCCTGGTGCGCCCAGTGGTTTATCCCCGTCGGCACCTGCTCCAGTGTCGCCACCGGCGCCAGCACCGCCCGTTCCGGCCTCGCCACCTCCGGTCTTATCTCCGCTGGTGTCTCCACCTGCATCACCACCGGCGCTGCCCGCGTTCGCGGACATGACAGCGTCACCGAACTGGGCACGGTTGAACGCAAGCAGCTCTTCCAGCCCACCAGGTGCATACGGATCAATGAATCCATGCATCAATGCAGGTGCAGTCTTAGATTTAGGCATTTCGTTTCCCCTATCGCAGGGTTAGTCCTCTCGGCATCGCGCCAGGAGGAAGGTTTACCGTGTGAAAATCTCGCCAGCGGAACCGATCCACCGGCGATAGTTCGTCTCAGCCTGCGCACGTAGCTGCGGGGTGAGAGGTCCTTTACCGAATGGGTTGCGGCCTTCCTGCACCGCTTCCCACGCCAACGTGGCCCGCTGTACACGCTTCTGGGCCTCGCTCATCGATGAGACAGGCCTTGAAGGGTTAGCGATGACACCATTGGGGTTCTGACCGCCGGGCTGGATATACCCAAACCGGCGAAGCTGTTCGAGCGTCTGCTCTCGTGAAAGGTTCTGCGCGTAGATCGCTTCCGGTGTGAGGCGCTTACGCACCGTCCGCTGGTATTTGGTTCCTGGTGCCTTTTCGAAGCCCTCGGAGTCAGCTCTGAGCCGCTCCGTGGAACCAAAAGCGCCGCGTTTGGTCGTACCTTCATCCGTAAACAGGGTGACTACCCGCTGCCCACGACGCGTCCCATCCTCAGAAACTCCGCCGTAGGACATTCCCCGGCGGGAGTTGACCACCTGGAACAAGTCCGAACCGTCACGAATCGCCTGCGCGCCCGATTTCGTGAAGTGCTTATCCTGTTCCTCCGGCGTCAAAGAGTTGAAGTACTCGTACGGATCAACTCGCAAATCCTCGGATCGGGACTCTTGCGCGGGAATCCCCCGGCAGTCGCAGCGAGGATGCCGGAGGAACCCGGCATTCCACCGATAGAACCTGCCTGCAAGGACCGCACAACGGCTACAGGACGGAGGGTTGAGCATCCTGACATAACCCACGCCTTCACGCGACGCGCGGTCCACAGAAGCTGCCCCACGGCCTGTATCAGACAAGACTGTGCGGGTGATCCGGTCCAGATCCTTACCGCCAACCGCCAAAGCCTGCTGCGGCACCATGCCCGCACCAATCAACGCCTTCGTCTTCGTCACTGGCGAATACAGCAACGGCTCCAAAGGCCTCCCATCAGGCGCAGACAACGCAAACGCTCCCGGATTCACAAACCCTTGCGGAAACACGTACGCGCCCTGCTCGGCGAGCGCCATGGCCCCGAAGGTGGCTCCTTCGACGGCCGCGGCGGTCATGAGTGTTTGGACGCTTCTGGTGAGTTCTGTTGCTGTTTCTGCCCATGATCGATCGAGATCAACCAGGGAGACGTTCCGCCAGGCATTGCGGGTTACGCGCAGTGCTTTGATTGCGAGCAGTCGCATTTGCCGGTCGTGCTCTATCGCGGCCGCGGAGTAGGTGATCATGATTGAAGCATTTTCTGTTCCAGATCATTGATCATCATGTCCTGCATTCGGCGTTCATCGTCGGAGTTTTCCACCCACTGTTTGACAGCTGGCGGCGTTGCTCCTGGAAGCATCAGCCATGCGTCCTTGCGTGCCATGCCGCCGGCAATGAGCTTGCCGATGGCATCAACGATCTGCGCAAAGGAACGAGGTTCAGTGTCTGCCCAGATGATTTCGCTGCCCGCGTCCTCGTGGGACTCGCCGCGTGCGCGGTTTGCCAGGCGCATGACCTGTTCCAGTGATTCCCCGGCGGACCGCTTGAGGTCTTTCACCAGTGCCTGCAGCGTGGATTCCGCTCCTGCGAGTGCATCGCCGGAGAGGTTGGCCATGCGGGAAAGCATGTACTGCGGCGGGATCTGGCCGATAGCAAAGAAGTCGGTGAGGAATTCGGAGAGCACCTTGATGTAGTTATCGAGGTTGGACTCCGGTAGGTCGAATACCCTGGTTTCAGCGCCCGGGAATACCAAGGCCCTGTCCACGCCGAGGCGACCAGGGCTGTTGAGCATTGGGAGCGGAAGGCCGTTGCTGTCCAATAGTGGCTGACCGTCCGTGCCCATGCGAATGATGGGATTGCCGGAGCTGTCTCGCACTACCGGGTCGTAGCCGGTAAATACTCGTTGGCGGTATGCCGAGAACTGCATGGCCAGCAACGTGTTGAACCGGATGGTGTTCAATGCATCTTGCTGCGGGATCAGCGTTTGTATGGCTGACCGCGGCTTGCCGTCTGAGTTCAGGTTGTAGTCGAACCCAACGAAGGGAAGGGCGTTCAGCCCGTGCCTGCCGGAACTGGATAGCTTCCAGGCAGATGAACCGCCAGTGGCTTCGTACTTGAACCATTCGTTTTCGTCGTACACGTATGCCACCCGAGTGGTAGACGAGTACTGCACCGAGGCCGGAAGTATCAACGAGGTGCCGCGGCGCTCTTTAACGTTGAATATCTTGACTGCCCAGGTATGCGTGAAAGGGTCTTCCGCGTCGGCGCCAAGCCAGACCCGGCGCCCGCTTTCCGGACGGATCTTCGGGGTCTTCTTGTTCTTCGGGTTCGCAGACACCGACATGACACCTCGGCCATGGGTGTACATCTCCTGGAAAGGGATGGCCTGCCGGGAATCCAGCCGGTTCGGCTGCCAGATTTCGTTCCAGACAGTTTCGTCAGCGGCGTCTTGACGCCCGGTCTTGATGCCGTCGACCTGCAATCGCTGCGTGGGTGCCTTGACCGCAATTTCCATCCAGTTGGCAATGGACATGTCCTGCAGCTGCCGGTACTCGGCATTCACGCCTTCTGGGGCATATGGCAAGTCCTGGTCGCCTTGGATGTAGCGTTCCCGGTAATCCCAGTCTGCCTCCTGCTGCTTGAGCTCCCACTCGCCAACGTCCAGGCGCTCACGCGCAATTACCTGTGCATTAGCCACAGAGCACCTCCTTGGGGTTAGTTGAATCCGTAGGCTTGCCGGGAGATTCCGTCCTGCGGCTTCCAACCGGTCGACCAGCCTGCGGCGCGAGCATCACAAGCAGCCTCGTGCACGAGCACCGAGGTAACCGCCGCATCGATCTTTTGATGGGCAGAGGGCTTGAGGATGATGTAGCGCTGGTTGGTTCGGGCAAACATTCGCGCGTTGGAAATGTGCAGTGCCGTGATCGGGCAGCCGTCGTGCAGCAACGCACCTGATTCCAGGTCAACGATGAATCGCTCCAATGCGGAATGCATCGGTGCTTGCCGGTACGTTTCCCACTGGATCACCCGGTCATCACCGTATTTGGAAGACCAGGCTTCTATCTCGGTCTTCCACAGCGGCGGATCACAGTACATGCGTTCCACTTTGTGGGCCATGAACAGCTCTTCCACCGCTGCGTGCACTTCCTCGCGTGGAATTCGCCCACCGAACTCGGCTGGATCCCAGATGGTCGGCCGGCGGTCAGGCCCATACGTGGGCGTGAACTGCCAGCCGCCAAGTGTCTCGGCACGTATTGCCGTGAAGTCGTGCTTTTCCGAACCGTCGAATGCAAGGCAGATGTTCATGCAACAGACTCCGTTCGGCTCCACAGTCCTTCGGGCATCCAAGCGCCTTTACCCTGGGAAAGAATGTTCCCGTAGAAGCGTTCTGCTTCTTCCGGGTCTTTCTCCATCATTTCCACGGCTTCGGCTTCGATCGCGTCCAGATCTACCCATGGCGAACCGCGGTAAACGTACTCCAGGATCTTCCGGCGGTCCCGTGCATTCTTGAATTTCAGATGCTCCGGCGGCCGGCGGAAGAAACGGAACAAGTCCTTCGCGGATGACTCGTAGGTTTCCTGCGCAGTCGATGCCTGCGACGGATCGTAGGCGTTCGTAGTCTCGATGCCTCGGCCACCGATGCCGGCCAAGCCACGACGAGCAGTCTTGGCAACGTTCTTCAGCTTGTTCGTATCGGTGAAAGTACCGGTCTCGTCAAAGAGACCGAACGTGATTGGGTTACCCAGGCGAGACAACGCCGAGGATGTCACGGCTTGAATAAGTCCGTCTTCACCAATTCGGGCAAAGCTCTCTGTTGTTCGGATGAACTCGGACAATGGCCCATCTTTGACCATGCCCTGCAGCGGACCATACGTGTTGTCGACTTGTTCCTGAGAGGTAGCGAACAGCTGAATCAGCGGCGTGGGCCAAGGAATACCCTTGGCCTCGCCTTCCTCGTACTCATAGACGAAACCACAACTGCATTCGTAGTCCGAGCATTCGAAAGCTTCACCATCATGCGCCCAACCGCCAAAGAGCGCAGGGCCCCTGGCTTCATTCAGCGTTATCGACGCCGCCCATGGCCCTTTGCCAGTTTTCTGCGGCGCGATGACCTGTGATCGGCGATTCTCAAACGCTGGCGCGAGAATCGGACGTTCTGGCCGCCAAAGAGCATTGGTCTTCACGCGATAGTGATTGACCGTGCACCACAACTGCCAGTCACGATGCACAAACGGCAAACCACGATCAAAGCCAGTCGGGATCGGGCAATGCGCCTCAATCCAATCAGCTGCAAGAAAACCTATCGTCGGGAAATCGACAACAAACTCGCTACTTTCCTGATCCATTGCGCACTACATGCATACGATCACGAGCAGACTCACGGCGAGCGCGTGAGTTGTTCTGCTTCTTCTCTTCGCGTTTCTCTCCGAGTTCGTCGGTGGAGATGCGCCAGCGGTTTCGGAGCAGCGCTGTCTGGGAGAGGCCGAGCCGGTCCGACCATTGGCGTGCTTCGCCGGCTGCTTTGAGGTTGCCTCGTTCGCCGGCAACCAGGACACGGACGTACATTCCTACGTCGTGGCGCCAGCCCAGACCGTCCCAGGCGACTGCCTGGGGTGTCTTCCAGATTTCCCGCCATACCGTGAGTTCGCGTGCGTCCAAGGCCTTGGCCAGGGCTTCGTCACGTTCCTCGGAGGGCTTGAATTTTTCTTGGTCGCGCCATTTTTCCAATGGGAAAGCGGGGGCGTTTCCTTTGCGGCCTTCGGCCGGCAGTGTTGTCCAGCCCGAAGAATCTGTTTTGCGCATACGTCGAAGTGCGTTGGGATCTGGCGCCGGGCCAGAATTTACGCGAGCTCCTCCACTGCCCATGATTTACCTGCTTCCATACTGCATCGCGCAGTGTGTTGAGAGAGGCATCGCGCCCACTCTTTCAGTGCATTTCGTGGCTATTGGTCTGCCGGTTTCGAAGAATAAGTCAGAGCCAGATTTGAACCTGACAGACTATTGAAACTTGAATCTGACTAGTGTTTTCAGAATTCCTTGAACCTGACAAACTATTTAGAGACCTCCCCGGCGGTACTGGGCACCTCGGGCGGGAAGGGGGTGTGCCCCACCCCTTACGAAGGTCGTTCAAACACGGCGTGCGAAGCGATTCCGCCTGCGCTCGTGTTGCATCTGATGTGCTCGGGGCCTGTCCATGCCTTGCGGTCGTCGGTGTGGCCGAGCTGGAATGGTTCGCCGTGCTCAAACTGTGCGCGGCATCTGCTGCAGGTGAAGGTGTGGATGCCAGCCTTGATGATTCGTTGGCGTTCCTTCTGATGTGCTGCGTCGTATCCGCGTTGATAGCTGGTGCCGCGCTTCTTCTCGTAAGCTCGCGTGTGTTCTGGGCATCGCTTCTCGGTGCTTAGCGTTGGGCAACCATGCTCAGTGCAGACTCTCATGCGGGACATGGTCACCTCACTGTGTCCGGGTACGACGAAGCCCCGAACCACTGTTGTGATTCGGGGCTATCGCTTGAGCCAGTAAGGCCATTCAATCAGTAAATTTACGGCACTATGTCAAGTCCGTCAAACTCGTCCCAGACGGGGAGGCCGGGCACCTCGACGCTGGGGGCGAGAAGCCTTCAGCATCTTCGACCAGGTATCCCATTGCACCGCATGATTTGCATCTTCTGCACACCGGACAGTCCTGACTCCATCGGATCGTTCGGCCACGAACAGCTTACCTTTGCATCCAGGGCGCTTGCAGAACTGGTTTGGTATCTCAGCCGTGGTCTCGGTGCCGTAGGTCTTCGAAGCGATTTGGTCGGCTGCTTCCGCAACCCACCAATACGCCTGACGAGTGAAGCCCTTGTCTTTGGCTCCGGCGATCTTCAGCATCTGCCACCGGGCCAGCCACTCGGCCAAGCTCGGCGTTGTCTGATCGGCGGGCAACGAGAGACCAGGATGATCATCGACCAAGCGAAGGGCAACCGACCAAATGTTGTCGCGGACAATCATCAGAGCATCCGACACCGAGACATTCAATGGCAACGGCGCTTCCGTCCGCTGGGCGTGACGCTCACTGTCACCACCTCGCGACGGATGCAACGCTGCCTGGGCCTCTTCCCATCGCTCAGCCACAAGGTGAAGATCAGCACGCATCCGGTCATCACAGGTTGGGCAGAGATTCTGATCGGTCACCACGGCCGGTGGAACCTGATCTTGCTCAGCCACGAGATGAACCACGCACACCCCAGAACCCTCACGAGCGATGGACTGGCAACCCCAGCAACCACAATCAGCTGCATTCTTATGCTCTGGCAAGAGTCGCACCTCCTCGCAACACCTGAATAATCCGGCCAGACACCCAATCGGATGGACGCCAGACCTCTGCAACTTGACCACCCATGCGCAGATCATTCAGCCACGATTCCTGCGCTGGACTCACTCGGCCGGCCTGGGCCTTCAACTCGGCAAACATCAACTTCTTCGTCCGGTTATGGATCAACACCAAGTCCGGGAATCCAGCCTGAGACCGCCTCGAATCATGAGTGTGGTACTGCTGCGTGTAGCCCAGGCTCTTAGCCAGTGCCATCACGTGAGACTGGAGCTCCGCTTCACTCCACAAGAAGACTGGGTTCTTGAACTGCTGTTGTGCGTCCTTCATTGGGAATTCCTTTCTGCCAAGTCCTGGCACTTCCGACAAGGCAACTGCAGCCCATGGGCCTCGCACGACGTATTCGGCTCATCGTCCCTCTGCCCCTTGACCCCGTAGTACCTCGACCCATACCTGCCACCAGCAAGAACTTCAGGCGCTTCCCCCGCATCATGAGAGACAGCAGCAGCACGTTCAGGAGATTGATGTTCAGACGTTGAGTTGCCCAGACCAGGATTCTTCTTTCCCCGTTTGCGTCTGGATCGAGATCTTCGGGGCTTGGATGGATCGCTGGAAGAGCTGGGCTGACCTTCGGCTGCCCCTGAGCCAGACCCTGGCCCTTCCATACCCTGCCCTGCCCTGCCAGCCCGTGCACGCGTATGCGCGCGCCCGTAGATAGCTTTTTGCTCTTCGACCATTGATGGTGGATGTCTCGGACCATCGATGGTCGTAATTTTGGTCATTGCAGCCGGAATATCAGGGTCTTCTTCTGCCGCCCAGGCTGGCATGTCGTCCTCGGCTCCCGAAAAGTCATCGGCTTCTACAGCTGGTTCCGGAGCGACGTTCTGCTGACCCGAAGGTGCGATCGTCAAGCTCGACGGAGCTGATGCCTTGGCGGCGAGGCTGAGGCCGAAACGTGAGGCTGGATCCTGCGGCGCCTGCTCGACAGCCGGTGAATCCGCTGTGGTCTCCGGAGCGACGTTCTGCGGACCCGAAGGTGCGATCGTCAAGCTCGACGGAGCTGCAGCGGTTTCACGGACTGGAGCTGGGCGCAGGGCCATGCCTGCCTGCTCTGGGGTGCGTCTGCCCTTTTCCCGGTTGCACTGGGCGCAGGACAAGACAATATTCCTGGCACCCACTGCTAGCTTCGGGTCAACATGATCCATTTCTGGGCGCTTGTCGCCCTTGCTGGTCTTCTTGAAGACCATATCGCCGCAGTAGCGGCATCTTCCCCTGGTGCACTTGTCGTCCTCGGCGTCGCGAGCCCACACCGCAGCTTTGATCTGCGGATCGTTGAGCTCTTTGCGCTTGGCTCTGGCCAGGCGCACTTCGACACCTTTGTCGTACCCGAACTGGAACCAGTCGTGGAAAAGATAATGCCCTTCCTTGACCTTCGGGCACTGCTCGCAGGAATGCCCGGCCGCGTGCCACAGTCCCACCTCAACCAAACGCGCGGCCAAGAGATCAACTGCATCACTATTGAGCAGAATCTTCATCAGCTGCACATGGGAGACGAGACCATCGGTCAACGCGGCCTGGGTGACGCTTCCTGCCATAGTCCAGAGCCCTAACGCCGCCATGCCCACCAGATCATCCCGCAACGCCATTTCGGCGAGCGCTGATGTTTTCGGGTTGACGTGGAGCTGGTCATCAACTTGGAAGAATGGCAATTCTTTTCCCTCCTTTCACAATGGATCATTTTTTCTTTGGACATTGGCGCTGTCTGGGGCGGTGCCCTCGCGTTCGTTGTTGGCCTGTTCACGGGGTGGCCTCTACTCGGACTACATGTTCTGGATCTGTCTTGATTTCGTCCGTGAGCCCGTTCCACCTGACTTTGACGGTAGTGACGTGCTGTCCGTGAAAGATTTCGACAATTCGCCCGTAGAGCATGGCCCGGGGGCTGCGTTCGGCTCGGAGGTGCAACCCGTGGTGATCCACGTTGTTGAGCTTGCCGATCATGATTGCTTCCATGTCACGCAGGCCGTCGAGTTTCTTGACGATATCCGGTGAGTTAGTCAACGAATTTACCCGCCAATCCCTGATCAGCGAGTCGTCGGGTTTCGCAGGGGTATGAAATCGCCTTGCCGGTGATCGAATTGCACACGTCGCAAACGACTATGCCCGCAAACGTCTTGCACGGCTTATGCAGTTCTTGGATAGCCACCAACGCGGAACGCATGACCGGGATCTTGTGGAGTCCGTTCTCACTCATTCGACTCACCGTCCAAGGAATAGTCGAGGGCAATCACAGCTGCGGGGGCGACTATCCAATAGCGGTAGCCTGCGTCATCCCACTTATCTCGCTGCTCCCGCACCCGGGCTACCTGCGCCTCAGCCTGTTGAAGTGATTCGGCGCGCTGTTCGTAGAGCGTCTGATACGCGTCAGCATTCTTATCAGCCTGTGCGAGCTGCTCCACGAGCGCCTGGTTAGCTTCAAGGGCCGAGTCGAAATGTTCTTGGAGCTGGCCAGCGTGGCTGATGATGTCCAGGACTGTGCGCTTGTCCAGCGGGGTGCCGGTCTCCACGATGCTGCGGAACCGCTTCAAGTCTTCGAGAGTGATGGGGGTGCTCATGGTCATCTTCCTTTCCTTGCGATTCGGACGCTGTTATGGACTTGCATGCAGGGGCATGTCATGTCGCACGCGGTGCCGGCATTGATGCTGCCTTCGCCGTGCTTGTGCGGTTTAGAGTTCAGGCACCATTCGGAGGTCGGAGGGCAGATAGCGCCATCGGTAAAGTCTTGGCCTGCACCGTTGGGAACGTGTGGCCCGGGCTTAGGTGAGTTCACCTTGCGTCTCCTGCTCTACTCGTGCCGATAGTCCGGCGAATCGTTTCGTTGTAGTTCTCAGTGGCGCCGTCACGGCGTTGGGCGGTCTCACCAACTAATAGGGTCGAAGCCCGTTCGAGGGCGTCCCGCAGCTCGGTTGCCTCCTTCGGCGGTGCCCATCCCTGCTCGATAAGGACTGGCGTTACCAGCTTCAGGACGCCGAGCACGTCTCGCTTCGCCTGGTAGCGGGTCATTGCCCCGGCACCGGTCCAGCTGGGCATCGGTAGTTCTGAGTTGCGAACGCGGATCTGTTCGTAAGAGATGATCGCGATCTGCTCCACGAGCTCTTCGGTGATGTGTTCGTTCTTGCCGGTCATGGCTTTACCTCTGGCTTCTTCATGTGGCCGGTGATGGTGATCTTGTCGTGTGGTGCGAGGATGTGTGATTCCTTGCCAACGATGACCGACACGTAACACTTGGAAGTCTTGGTGGTTTCGTCCGTGATGAACCCGTGGAGGACTGCCCGCAGCTCACCTTGGGTTTCGGGGAAACTGATCTTCTTGCCGCTGTCGGTGCCGTTCAGTCTCCGGGCTTCAATGACAGTGCTCATGCCCTCACCAGGAATCCTGAGAAGCACTCGCCTTGGACAATGCCAGTGAGCAGGTAGTCGTTCTCACTGCGGGATGCTTGAAGCCCGCCTACTGCCCATTTCAAGTCGCGTCGGTATTCGATCGATAAGGGCTCGTCACCGATCAGCTCATGGAGTTCTTCACCAGTGTCGTAAGCGTGATGCGCCCGGATAGCTTCCTCGGCCGCCCATGCATCAGTAGTCCCCAGGACCAGCCAGTAATCAGAATCTTCACCCAGGGCGAGGACATCGATTGAGTCGCTCGTTCCCGGATCCACGGACAGGTACAGCCCCCACTGCTTCGCCATAGTGATCGCGCTCCCGAAGACGTTAGCCCGGAGCAATCCGATCACGCGATCAACCATCGGATCTGACTCCCTGAGGTCCTTTCGCAGCGGGCCATCAATGTATCCGATGGCCCGCCCCACAGTTCCAATGAACTCGAACGGTGCTCCATCACCGTCTCTGTTGTCCATGTCGCGCAATGTGATCTTGGCTTTCATGCTGCTAGCTCCTCCTTAAGGTCTTCAATCTTGTCGGGCCGGTACCCGAACCAGCCCTGAACGTCTTCGGTTTCGCGGTCCAGCACCATGACGTAGGGCATCGTTGCCGGTTCGCCCAGGTCCTTGGCGATGCGCTTGAGCTCATCGATGGACTGCTTATCGGATGGATTCACAACGATCTCTTGGTAAGGGATCTTTGCCCCGTTCAGCGAGCGCTTGGTGCTGGTGCACTGTCCACAGGACCCGGGCTTGGTGTACAGGGTGACTAGCTTGCTCATTAGAAGTTCCAATCCGGCTGCTTGGCGGAGCGTTCCAGCTCGGCGGCTTCCTGCTTCAGCTTTTCCGCCTTGTCCCGCAGCTTCTTGGCCTTTTCCAAGTCCTTCGCATCCTGGCGATTTCGCCGGGCCGCCTCCACTTCCATGAACTCGCCCACCTCGGCTTCCAAGACGATCGCTTGACCGCCCCAGCGCCGGACAGCCCAGGCCTTGGACTCGGCTGCTTCCTTCGTCAAAAATGTTCGCTTTTCGGACGGCCAGAAGAAACGGTAATTGTCCTCCCGCGCGTCCTGCGCCCACGTCCGGCCCCAGTTATCGGCCTGATCATCAACGTGCTCTTTCCATCCTTCTGGCTTCCATGAGCGGTCGAAGTCGGAGAACGTATCGCCGGATTCAGGATCCTTGTACGGCGGCCCGAAGGCTTCTGGCGGGTAGTTGGTGATCTGCATTCTGTAGAGGCGCATTAGCTGAGCTCCTTCACGGTGGTTGACTTGTTGGAATTGCTGGCCAGCCCGTAGCCCCTGAGAAGCTCGACGAGATCTGTCTCCGGCCGGCCAGGTCTGACCTTGGTGTGATAATGGCGAACGCCGTCGTCATCAATGAACGGGTCCAGGAAGAAATAGGGCTTTCCCCTCCACGACGGATGCCGATGCTGCTTGCCAGGAACCCGCTTGCCGTTCCTGTCCACGCGCTGGCCCCGCTGGTCGATCAGCAGATTCTTGGAATACAGCAGCTCCGTCAGCTGGCGCTCTGGCACATCCGAGAAGTAGTGCTTGTGGAACTCCCGGACCGAGAATCCCGTGCCTCCCTCGATCAGCTCCACGCGGGCTTCGGATACCTCGGCACGCTGCTCCGCCGCGCGGGCTCGTTCCAACGCCGCTGCCCCGGCATTCAGGACTGCAGCGATTCCATCCAGCGACGACAGATCGGCGAGCGCGGGCGTTTTGGCGTGGGTTTCGGCGACGTGGGTTTGGATTGCGAAGTAGGATTGCGCGGCTGCGACCTCCGGTTTATTTGGGTCGCCGTTCATGGCTACCAGGTAGGCTGCGAAACGCGACAAGTGCCAATCTGACTGCGGCATCTTGCCGGCAGCGGCAACTTTATGTGATGCCATAAAGTTGGACTCCACGTCCACCATTTGGTTCGCCGCGGAACTCATTGCCCGGTTCAGCGGCGTGCTGAAGTTCTGCCACGTGCTGTATCCCATGAGTGGCATCAGGTCGCGTGCGGACCAGTATTCGTTGCCCTGGTCATCCGTGCGCTTGATTTGGTCGAATGGGGAACGCATTTCATTCTGCTGGGCGGCGTAAGTGAATAGGTCAGTCATAAATTCTCCTAAACAAGCTTTTTAGTTTGTTTTTTGTAGAACAAGGTTTCAGCTGACGATGGCCAGGTGCATCGGTACGTGATCGATCCAGGCGCGCTTCGTGGCTTTGAAGTTCTTGTCGGCTTCGTTGTCCAGCTCCAGCTTCGATACGTGCATGAGGCCGATGAACCGGGAGCCGACCAGGACGAGGATTCTGCCGCCGCCGGCGGATGCGAGCACGCATCCGACTCCGTACACGGTTTCGGCTGCTTTGAACGCTCCGAGTGTTTTGCTATCGAAGTTGATGGGTGGGAGCTTCGATGACTTCGCCTGGACGTATGAGGCCAGGGTGTTCCAAGACTTTTGCAGGTCTTGGCGGTCTTGCACCGGTGTTGAAACTCGGTAAGTGTCTCCGCCGAAGAGCTGGCCGAGGCGACGGATGGTGATGATCGCAATCTGGATGTCCTTTTCTTCGGGCTTCCGTTCGACTGTGAACGTCACCGAGACTTCCAGCCTCACTTCCCAGTCGGTTTTGGATGGTGTGAACGCCGCGATGATGGTCGAGGCGATATCGGGAGTCAGGCTGAACTCCCCCAGCTCGCCGTCCCAGTCGTCTTGGTCTACCTCTACTCGGGCCATGCCGGTGGTCATGCCGTTTTCGGCGAAGACCAGCAGATCCCCGTTGGGTCGGAGGGATAGTGTCAGCGAGTTTCCGACCGTGTCTGCCTTGTCCTTGGATGCATGGGTCTTCACAGCTGCCAAGGCTGCGCGGAAGTAATGCATGTCAACAACGAATTTCATGATGATTCCTCCTTCTTCACCAGGCTTCTTCGCTCGTTTCGCTCAGCACGTAGCCTGAGCTTGTGCCGTGTGCGTCGTTCTTCCTGGCTGAGGCCACCGAAGGTTCCGTACTGCCGGCTATTCGAGTCGCTCTGTCCGTGCTCAAAGCAGATGCTGATGACCGGGCATCCCGCGCAGATCTGCTTTCCCGGCTTTGCAGCAAACGGCGCCGAACTAATTGGGTAGAACGGGTCCCCGTTGTTACGGAAGTCCCACGTCTTGGCCATGCCGGCGCACGCTGCCTGGTCCATCCAGGCGTTTGGGTCATTGGACTTGTCCGGTGCCTGCTGGATCATCGATGGGATACTGCGGCTTACCATTGCGGAGCCCACCTCAAACAGTCGCTGCCAAGCTTCCCCGTGCGCCAGAACCTGCTGATGCTCCTGAACTCCTCAACCGTGCGCTGAGCCCACCACAACAGCTCGTCCCGAGAAGACTTAGAGCGGGAAACTTGCCGCCCATTGACCAGCACAGGCTTACCTCGGTCAAACCAAAGCGTTGCGACCCACAGAGTTTCACCTGTGGCCAGTCCAGGCACCGGCCTGATTGTCACCCGCGGGAAATCATTCTTGCGATTCCACCTCGGTTGGATCTGCTTATACCCACGCTTCAAATCCACCACCCGAACCACTGGCGCTGTTCCGGCGGTCGATGGGTGCGCAGCTTGGCACTTGAGCCGTGCAAGCCGATCAGCTGCAGCCTGCTCCACTTTGTGCGCGATCTGGCTATCGTCGCTGGTCATCCACCACGGCATCAGGCATCACCGCTGTCAGTTGCGGCGCAACCAGTGCACAGATCCGCTCCGGTCGGCTCGAATGGCTCAGTTCCACATGACCGGCAAGCACTGCTCAACCCAGGAAGATCAATATCAACTTCCTTGCTGGCTTGCAGCGCCGCGACCTTTATTGCATCGAGCTCGGCCTGGTCTGGCGTGTAGCCGAAGAATTTCACCAAGCGCTCGTACCACAAACGCAACGGCGCCCACCGCTGATACTCAAGCTCTGATGATCCACCGTCAGTGCCGCGGGAGAAGCCCAGGAATCGGTTGCACTGTGCATCGCTGCGAGCCGACTTCACCGCCGCAAGAATGCGAGCCTGCTGGCCAAGCTGCAAGCGGACCAACGCCTTCTCAGCCTTGACCCACCACTTGTCCACGCGGGTGCGGAAGTCACTCGTGTAGGTTTCCTCGCCGGAACGCAGCATCGGATATTCAACCCCGACAGCCTGGGCAACAAATGCCTCGGCATCCTTATCGTTGCGCGCTTCACGAACAATCAGGTCTGCCATCAGGGCGCGGTCCTTGGCCTCCGTCATGCCCTTCTTATCTTGAACCTTGCCCAGCACGAACCGTTCACGGATATTCATGACTGCTGGCAGCTCACTGTCCAGGCGGCGCTTCTCAGCATTGATGAACTTTTTCAGCTTCTCAGCCTCAGATTCCTCCGGCTTCCGATTCTGCTTCTCAGCAGCCTCGACTGGCTCATACCAAGTGACCTGGTCGCCAGATACCCCGAACCGGTGACCAGCTTCAATATGCTGCTCCTCCGTCAGATCATCGTCCTCCGGATCGATTTCACGACCAGCCTCACCCCTAAGACCCTGAAGAGGAGTGACCACCTCGGCGCCCAGGCCGGCCAACCGGTCGCTCTCTTCCTTCTCAGCCATGCGAATCTCAAACCTGTTCAAGACCCGGTCCATCGTGGCCACATCCAACCGGTAATATCTCCCGATGGTGTTTTCAAGCTCGACCTTCAGGCTTTCGTCCGAGCAGGCATCCATGACCTCCTGGTATCTGGCCAGCGCCAGGAGATCGATCCGCTCATCGGCAACCCGCGCCGCCAAATCCTCGCGATCAGCCAACGAGGCACGAACCCGAACTTCCTGCTTAGGGATATCGAACTGGGCAGCTACCTGCTCCTCCGTCTCGAAATCCAGAAGACCCTGAATCGCGGCGCCCTGCTCCATGATGTCCAGTGACTTGTGGTTGCGCCCGGTCGTCAACGCCTCGGCGTACACAGCCGCCTTCTCATTCGCTGGCATCTCAACAACAAGGCATTCCAATACGCCCAAGTCCCCGCGCAGCGCCGCGCGGCGCCTCCTGTGCCCGGACAGCAGTCGGTATTCACCACTAATTTCTGGGTGCTCGTAAACTTTGATCGGATCCTGCTGGCCCTGCGTGCGCAGCTCCTTCGCCAGCATGTCCAAATTGCCGAAATCTGAGCGTGGATTCCACGGATTCTCGTGGAGCATCGACAGTGGCAAAGTCACCACTGAAACCTGATTTTTAGACACAGAAACCTCCGTAAGGTGTGCCAAAGAATGGAAAAGGAAATTACTGGCCGGCAATGAGCAGCTCGGCCTCGGCACGCAGCAGCCTGTGGGCCTTGATTTCGACGTTCGCCCAATCGACTACGGCGAAGAAGGCGACAATCCCGGTGATGATCAGCAGCAGGACGGCGATCCCGTTCGGCTGGTAATTCGCCACCATCACGGCAGTAACCAGGACTACGACGAGCGGGGTCCAGAAGCGCCACATGCGGCGCTCCCCCTGCGCGTAAAGCTGTTCCGCGGTCATCGCGCACCACCATCAAACAGAGACGCGACCTCGACTGGCTTTGGCACGTGCACGTAGCTCGTGACCTTCGCATACTCGATGCCGTTCACGAATAAAGCCCCTGCCCCGTCGGCGCCCTGCTTGGCGATAGACGACGTATCCACGAAAACTGAGTTGCCCCGGTACTTGTTGCGCCCCCAAGACGTCGCAACATCCTTCACCTGGCGTGCCCGGTCAGCCTTCGAATCCGCATCCCAGAAAACAGTCAGCTTCTCCGAGTGGTTGTGCTGGCCTCTCGGGATGATCAGCGCGCGGCCCTCAACGCGGCTCACAGGGAACCACCGTCATCGGACAACTGACTCGCACGAGCCAGGACAGCATTGATGCGTGGTTGTAGCTTCACCATCGCCGCGACCGCCAAAGGACTGGGAACATTCGTCGTCTTCACATCGCTAACCGTGGAGTCCAACGAATCGCGCAGGTTCACCTGGTGGCCACCGCGTCGCAGCGCATCCGCAACCTGCTGGCCACGAAGCTTATCGACCTGGTCGCGCAGATCATCCAACGCATCATCCAATCGCTCAATGTTCACGAGAGTATGATCAATGGCCCCGCCATTGCTGCCGGTCGAGTCGAACCCCGGCCACTGCTTCAACGCAGTCAACAGATGAATGGTCGCGTCTTTCGCGCGATCGTACACCTCCTGGCGGGCCACCAGATTCTGAGCCTCAGCCAAGCGCTCGGGCGAAGCTGACGCATGATTCTTCCGGAACCAGTACTTAGTCATTGCCTTCGCCTCTTCTCTCATTGCAGTTGCTGCAGTTGCAGATCTTCGGATTCCGCCCGTAAGCGCTAGTGAACTCCCCGAGCCCCGCCACCGACGCGAGCTTCCGACCCATCTCATTCGCGACCCGGTTCGCCACTATTGCCGACTCCAATTTGGTCTTGTTCAACGCAGTTTCCGACTCGCGCAGCTCGGCAGTCTTCTGGTTGGCCTTAGCTCCGGTGATGAAGAAGTACATCCCGGAACCCAAAGTTCCGATCGCAGTCACTGCGACCCCAAAGCCCAGAATGATTGGAATCAGATCGCCCATGAAGGCTGCACCTCCACACGGTGGTTATCGATGTACGCCTGAATGTCAGTGGCAGCAATTCGCGTCGTCTTACCGCGAGTGCCGACCATGACCTTCGGCAGGTCGCCCTCATTGATCAGGTCGTAAACCGAGGACAGCCCCAGTCCCAACAACTCGGCCGTCTCCGCAACCGAGTACAGCATCCGAACCGGTCTTGACACGGTTTGGATTCCCGGCTGAACTTCAACTTCCCCACTGCGAGAATGAGGAAAGGTGACTACACTGGACATCGAAATCACTCCTTACTTACCGTTTGAATGTTTGGTTTCGTCGCCCTCAGCAGCTGCAACTGCTGGGGGCTTTTCTTCTACGTGCCCAAGGGACTTGTTGCCCCTCTCGATAGACTCGGAGGTTCCAACACCCGCACCACCTGGCGCCACGGCCTCCTTCGCCCTAAAACGATCATTCAGATCCCCGCTGACCGGGAACTCCATCAGGCTCAGAACCTGAATCTCTTGGAGGACGACCGCTGGAGTGTTGAGCGCTTCAACAAGGTTGAGATCGCCGTCCATGGCCTTGACGAACCAATGAGTCCTGTCCGCGCTCATGCAGCACTCGATTCTTGTTTCGAATTTCCTGAAACACTTGTCACCGAAGGCGCGAGCTCATGCTCTTCAAGGGTGAACAAGTCCTCCCAGGGAGTGAACAAACGCGCAGCAATGAGAACAGCCAGGTCCTCGGTAAGGGTTTTCATTTTCCCCGTTTCCAGCTGGTGAATTGTCGCTTGAGAACGACGCACCAGCACCGCCAGATCACGCTGGCTAAATCGCTGATTAAGCCGCTTGCGCCGAAGCGCAGCTGGATCTTTTACTCGCATCCAACTCTCCTTTCGCACGAGATTGAGATGTCGACGTGTTCCACGCATATCCAGTATTCCTTCCACTTTTCAGATTGACAAGTCCATCATGAAACACTTGGCAACTACTTGTCAAGGCGAAAAGTGATATTGCCCCGTAAACTATGCGGAAGTAGTGTTTTCTACTTTTCAAGAAAGTTGTTTCCACTCTTGAGCAAGTGAGAGTCGATCGAGGAAAGTCGTGGTTGTGAACGAAACAGATTCCCTGAAAGGCCTGGTTGAGGCGGCCGTCGAGCGATACGACACGTCAATTCGCCAGCTGGCTTTCAAAGCTCACGAAGCTGGATTCAAAGTCACCTACACGACCCTGCATCAGATTCGTTCCGGTAAATATAAATCGATTCCTGGGGAACAGACCCTAAGGGCGATTGCGTATCTGGCCGGTGTAGATGATTCTGTGGCGTTCGCAGCAGCGGGACAACCAGTCCCCGGCCCACCCCTAGCCGACGAGCTTCCACCAGGCGCAGACCTACTCTCGCCAAAATCACGGAAAGCCGTTGTCGACATGGTTCGGGTCCTCGTCGACCTCGAAGCAGGAAACAATGCTGAACGAACTGAATCCGAACAAGATACTCCGCGACAGCTCAATCCAGTGGCGTCTACGCGTAACGCTCGCGCTGGACAGAAGACGCCAGCCGAAAGTGGCGTAATCGAACTGCACGGCGAAGAAGCCAGGAACATCCCGGTACCGCCACGCGAACAACTAGCAGCGCACCCAAAGGTAAAGACCAGGCGCGAACAGCTCGACGAAGAATCGGGCGAGCAATAATATATTCCGCAAGTTTTGGCTGTACCCATCATCACTACACCCAGCAATCAAAGGAGTTGTCCGATTGACGACCTATGGATTCCGGCTTTTTGAGGCAAGTCTCTACTCTCGAAGCACTCAGAAACAGAAGCTCCCGTATGTGGAAAAATCGGGATGGACGTATGTGAACCATTTGCACAAGGTACTTGGCTCACAGGTCGGGACGGTTTTTCGCGGAATCCCTCACGACTCGACCAAGTTCGAGGCAACGGAAGATCTCGACTCCAATGAAGATTACAAGAAACTGCCTCTATTCAGACTCTTGGATTGTCGAAAAATCAGTGATTCGACTCTGATGATGGAATTCGAAAGTGGTCGTCGATCCGGTCATTCGAACGCTATGGCGGACCCGAGCGACGTGGACGCGGAGGACTTCGATATTACCAACCACTATCCCGCGCGAACGTTCCGCGCAATATTGCTCACGCCCCCCGCAGGGACTGTTGGAATTTTGGCTGTGGAATCGATCAGCCGGGCATGCCCGTCCGCCTCTATCGCCAAATGGCTCTCACATTGGTCTGAGGTATACAGCGATACTCATACGGATAGCGGCTCATCGGACTCCGTCTCAGTGCCATGGTGGACTCTAAGAATTAAGAATTTGACCGACCACGAAACCCAAGAACGTTACATTCAGCAGGGTGTGATCAATGAAATTCGCGTTGCAAAGCATTCTGTGTCCAATGATCGCAAACGACCGAAATTGGACTATTCACTCAAGGCGCAGTTTGTCTCCAGCGATCAACGAACTACGCTAGGCGGCCTTATGCGTGGGTGGTTTTCCCTGAATAAAGATGGGAAGCATAATGATGATACTCGTGCAGCTAAGCAAGTTGCTGCAGTGATTAGCAAAGACTTCTGCGAGGCGGACTTTACGGATGTCGAAGTTTCTGTCACAGACCCCGACACGAAGCAGCGAAAAACGATGAAGCCAAACGACTTTGCTGACGTTTTTGTCTACCATGTCTGCGATGATGTTCTTCCGGAGGAAAGAACGCTACTCCTCAGCGTGCGTGGGAGAATCGAAAGGCTAAGCAAAAGCGCAAAAACATCGTTGGACTGGACGAACTTCCCAAGCACTCTTAGTACCTCGGAGTAGTCTTTTGCCGCATCAACGGAAGGAAGGAGCTGATTTAGAATGTCGCGATTTTCCCTTGCTCCCATATTCCGGGGCCACTGGAAGGGGCTCACAAACGATACCGATGAAGGGGAAACCAAAGCGGACTGGGGTAGCCGTACACTTCTCGTCGCAGTTCCAGGCCTTCTAATCGCAGCAACTTTATTTTTTCGTTGGCAGCTTTCTTCACCCAGCGCAATTCTGTCTGCTGTCGCTCTCCTCTCGGCTGGCTTACTTGGAGTTTTTACTCAACTTTCCGGCTTGAGAGTTCGACTCACGGAACGCAAGGAAGAGGAATGGCTGGACGTAGAGAGAGACGGAATTGACGAAGCAGTCTCTCACGTTCTTTTTTCATTCCTGCTTTGCATTTTTACATGCATCCTTCTTGTAGTCGGAATAAACGTGGCAAGCAGTGAAATTCAACTTCCAGCAAATGAGTTCTTGCGCTCATGCTGGTCTGCGCTCATCTTTGCCACAACTTCCTACATTGTCCTTACGATGATCATCCTTGTCCCGAAGCTCTATTCCGCTTATACGGAAATGAACGAAGTCAGGGACGAACTCAACGGTTTCCACGCGAAAAAGTAGAGCACTATCATTCGAGACTGACGTTTTAGTCTCTTGCATCGTCATATTTGGTCGAGCATGCAATCGAACATATGTTCTACTTATGCAGAATGTATGGGGCATGCTGCGCACGCTCGCGCAAGTCATTGTCATTTGGAATCGCCCACATCCAGACATGGTGGCGGCCACTGATGGCCGGCGAATATGGATTGATCCGGCGCTCACGGCGGTGGAACGTCGTTGTTTCCTCGCCCACGAAGCAATTCACATCAAGCATGGCCACGATGGATGTCAGCCTCCGGCCGTCGAACGTCAGGTCTGCTTCGAAGCCGCACGCTTCCTCGTGCAGTTCGAAGACCTTCAACGTGTAGCCGGCTGGTCACGCAACCCCTGGGTCATGGCCGAAGAGCTCGACGTCACCGAGCAAGTGCTGCTTGATCGACTGGCCACCCTTGACGGTGACGAGATTCAAGCCTTGTGGCCACCAGGCGATCATGTCGCCTGAACATTTATCAACAATTCGCAACCTTCCGCGCCAAGGGGGATTATTTGGCGCGCACAATTTCCCCAAGGAGGGAAAGCCATGACCACCTCAACCAGGACCAGGCGAGGCAACCAGGACGGCTCCGAGCCGCGCCAACGCAAAGACGGACGCTGGCAAGCCAACTACCCTATCGGGCAGCGCCCGGACGGATCTACCATCCTCAAATCCGTGTACGGCAAAACCAAAGCGGAATGCCGTGCCAAGGTTCGCAAGCTCGCCCAAGAAGTCGCCGCGGGGAACATGCCCGCCGGCCGGTCTCCCAAGCTCATAGAGTGGCTCGACTATTGGCTGATCAACATCGCGCCAGCCACAGCTAAAAGCCCACAATCCCGGCGCGGCTACAAGAACAAGATTGACAATCACGTGCGTGGCCACCGTGTCGCCAGCAAGCGCCTGACAGCACTCACACCAAGCGACATGGAAGCCATCTACGCCACCATGCGCACACCACAACCACGTGCCAGCGGACATCCCCGGCCGGCCGTCTCAGAGTCCAGTGTCGCCGGACTCCACCGAGTCCTACGGCGAGCGCTGAACGTGGCTGTGAAGCGTGGTTTTCTTGGTAAGAACCCCTTGCTTCTTTTGGATTCGCCGACTGGTGGGGATTTTGAGCCGCAGGTTTACACGACTGAGGAAGTCCGGCGGATGATTCAGGCAGCGCAGAAACGTGATGATGAGGCCCGGTGGCTGCTGAATCTGATGCTTGGGCCTCGGCAGGGTGAAGCTCTTGGGCTTACATGGCCGGACGTTGATTTCAAGTCGAACAAGCTACGTATTGAGCGCGAGCTGTTTACGCTGCCCTGGGCGCATGGCTGCCTGCTCGATGTTGGCGGGAAACCTACGTGCGGTCGGTCCAAGGGTGTGCACTGTCCAGAACGCCACGGTGGTGGGTACTTCACAGGCCCGCCTAAGAGCTCGGCAGGGGTTCGGAGTGCAACTATGCCTACGCCGCTACGAAACGCGCTCCTGCGCCATGCACAGACCCAGCAGACGGTTCGAAAACATGAGCCTTGGGAGCCGTGGGTTGATCAAGGTGGCGTTGAGCGTGATCTGGTGTTCTGCCGGCCGGGCGGTTTGCCGATGTACCCTAAGGCGGATTGGAATGCCTGGCGTTCTTTGCTGGCCGAGGCTAAGGTACCTGCTGGTCGGCCACATGATGGCCGGCATACTGCTGCGACCACTTTGCTACTGCTCGGCGTGGACCAGCGTGTTGTCATGGAGATCCTTGGCTGGTCGCAGATCAGCATGCTGCAGCGCTACCAGCATGTCCTGGACGAGATGCATCAAGACGTCGCGGACAAACTCACCGATCATTGGTCTACGGAGCCGGCCGAGCCGGTGTCGAATGTCGTGTCATTGGCCGGCCGATTGGCCGCACGGCGAGCGCGGAAAAATTAGTTGCAAGGTAAAACTATGGTCAAACTATGGTCAGTTTGCGGTAAGTGCCTCAAATAAGGAAACGCCCAGTAACTTGTTTTCACAAGTCACCGGGCGTTTTCCTTTGTAGGGAGTATGGGACTTGAACCCATGACCAAGGGATTATGAGTCCCCTGCTCTAACCAACTGAGCTAACTCCCCACATGTGTCCGCAACGTATAGCCACAACCACACTCGAAATATTCTAGGGCATCACTACCCCAAACACCGATTTGGCTCACCGCAACCGGTCGCACGCGTCAGTGCGTTGAGACTTCTTCGCCTCGATAAAGCGCTTCGAAGGAGTTCATGGTTTTCTTTTGCGCGTGGTTCAGCACCTTGCGATGTCCGGCCTCGCCGAACTTCATGCGCTGCGCCTCATCCATGGACAGAACCCTGTCCAGCTTCTCCGCCAGGTCCTGCCGATCCCCTGGCTTGAACATGTAGCCGTTGACACCTTCATCAACAAGATGCGGCAGGGCCATCGCGTTGGCCAAGACAACAGGCTTGGACGCCGAGAGCGCTTCAAGTGTCACCAGCGATTGCAGTTCAGCGGTGCCTGGCTGGCAGAAAACGTCGCAGCGCAGGTAAGCCTGGCGCAGCTCTTCATCACTGACGTGCCCCAGGAAGCGCACCCGGTCGCGAATCTTGAGCTCATCAGCGATCTTTTCAAGGATGCTCCGCTGCTCGCCACCGCCAACGATCTCGATGATTGCATTGGGCACTTCGCGCATCAGGGGCAATGCCTCGATCAGTTCGTTAATATTCTTCTCAACGGCTAGCCGCCCAGCGAAAAGGATCGTTGGAAAATCATTCTTCATGATCTCCTCCCCCGGGGCCAGCTCGTAATTGCCGACTTCAATGCCGTTGGACAGGGGCAGAACATTCATCAGCTTCGCCCGTTCGCGCATTGCTTTGGCGGCCAAGGGAGTCGGCGTGGTGACTGCATTGGCCCGGCCGAAAATTTTGCCCATGTCCCTCCAGGAATTATGGGCCACGATGCGCTTGAACCAGCGCGGGAAAGGCAGGAATGGATCAAGGTTCTCCGGCATGAAGTGATTGGTCGCCACCGAGCGGACCTTGTTTTTTCGAGCCCACCCGATGGCGCGCTGGCCAATCATGTAGTGGCTTTGCGCGTGGATAACATCCGGCTTGATCTCGGAAAGCAGCTTGTCGATCTGCTTGTTCACTTCCCATGGGAAGGCGATTCGGAAATACTCGTGGGTTGGCACCGAATGGGATT